ATCGGCCCGCATGAACTTCGATTCAAGTTCTTCTAGTGTAGCCATTATTAGTATCTGCTTAATGCTTCTTCAAGCGCGGGGTTTGCAGGCTGCGATCCTCCGGCCGGTTGAGCAGCGCCAGTCTGCGGCGGCTCCCCCATTGCCAGATAAAGCGCATTAATTTCATCGTTCACTTCTGCCGACACTATATTTTGATCGACCAGCTCCTGACGCTGCGCCCTTGTTCCGTGCTCGGCGTCAATCAGGATGTTGTTCAATCGCGTAAGGTTGTATTTCAGATCATCAGGATGTTGCGTTTGCGCCAAGCTGCCGAAAACGCTACTTAGTGCTTCACGCTCCTGGTCAGTCAATTGGCCAACCGCGCCGCCCGTTGGTGAGTTCTGGCGCATTTCTGCAAGATAGTTAAACGCAACATTAGGCTTGAGACCTTCTAACGCACTTTCGAGCCTATTCCCTGGCCCTAAGTTAATGACCGCGCTTAATGCGCCAGGCGTTCCAGTTGCTGCGTTTGGTGACTCGTCGATGACTGACAATGCGCGGCCAATTTCGTCTCTCATAATGCCTTGAGTTATGACTGTTTTTTCGTCTGTATTTTCGGCCTTTTGCGCTATTTCCTGCTGTTCAATTTCAGCCGGGCCGCCCGGAATCGCGCTGGCCTCACCTGTGCGGGCATCAATACGCCAGCCATTCGGCAGACCTGCATCGCTGCCGTACAAGAATTGCGGTGCTTGTTCGCCAGTATTGACAGTCATGCTGGACGACGGGCCAGTGCCTTGCAATATCCGCTTGCGACCTTCTTCCGATTGCGGATCAATACCAGCTGCTCTCATTTGACGGATAATCGGGTCGGTTGTCATGTTTTCTTTTTCGCGTGCAAGCGCTACCGCATCGTCAAACGAATTTTTACGCTCAAGTTCGGCTGCCTCAAATTCTTGCTGTAACGCCGCTTGGCTTGCTTGGGCTTCTTGTTCAAGCGCTTCGGAAAGTGATCCGGCTGCCTTGTCCTCCATCTTGCCGGCGCTGTAAGCGCTGAATACTTGAGCAATCGCACCAAGTGCGCCGCCACCGCCATACTGCTGTGACTGCTGCCTGAGCATGTCAGCCAAAGCCGACTGTTGCTCATAAGACGCTCGCGGATCAATTATCTGCTGCTGCGGCGCACCTTGCGGATTGATTGGCGGCGTTTGGCCGGTCGTAAAATCGACATTAAGCGACATTAGCTGACTCCAGTTTATCTATCTTGTCCGCAAGCGCCTGAACCGAGGCCATCAGCGATCCGATTGCATCCATGGCGTGATAAACCTTCGCATCTGGCTCGTTCGTCACATGCTTGCCGAAGTCCTGAGCCATCATTCCAATATGCCGACGCTCGCCGTCGATATAGCGCCATCTGCTTACCGGCACTTGTCGTAATGCTGCTAATTCTGCCTCATTGTCAACTTCTTCAAAGTCGGTTTTGGAGCCTACATCGCTCATGAACGCTGCCGTTCCAATTTGGCCGATGCCGCTCCACATGGCATCGTTTTGCCGTTGTTGCAAACCAACTCTGGCTTGATTGGCCTGCCCAGAAATGTTGAACGCACTGCCTACATCTGTAGGTACAAAGTTAGCGCCGGGCATAAAGCCGCCTACCGTGTTGCCGGCAAAGTTTCGGTCATTGTTGAGCGCGTCATTGTTAGTTTGCTGAGAATCCAAACCGTATCCGAGCAACTGCATCATGTTTTGGAAGTCGCCTTGACCAGTCACAAAGCCGTGTGTTCTGCCGAACTGCGATTCATCCTGATTCAGTTGTGACAATAGGCGCTCAAGCGCACCCTGACGGTTTTGGTCTGAACCGTACATGCTGGCGTTTGCGCCAAGGCGCGCTTGTTGCACACTGGCGTTTGCGCCAATGCGCGCTTGTTGCAGACCGGCATTAATGCCAGCCTGACCAAGACCTTGCGTAAACGCTTGGTTCTGTGCATTGAGTCCCTCGGCAAGCGCCGATCTCTGGTTAAGATTGAACAGGTCGTTTTCAGATCGCATGAAACGATCCATCTCTCGTTCATAGCCCTCGCTGCCGGGCGTGAGTCCACGGTTGACTAAATCCTGATTCATCCGCGCACGGCTCTGCTCAATTTGCGGTGCAGAAGTGCGCTGAAATTCTTCCATGACGCCATCGCCAAAAGATCGGAATTCGTCATAGTTAAACGGCTGAACATTAACCTGCGTATTTTGCCCGGCCACACTCGCACGCTGTTCGCCGGGCGGCACGGTGTTTATCGGATTAATCGCCGCCCGTTGCTGATTCGTCGGTTGTGGTGTCATTGGCTGTGGTGCAACCGGCTGGGCTGCAACTGGTGCGCTTTGGTTAAATTGCCCAACCTGCCGGTTTGGCAGCGGCTGGGTAGTTTGCTGATTATTGGGCAATCTAAACATGGCTGATCCTTATCGCTGGTTGTTTCTAAAAAATGGCTGGGTTGTTTGGCGCGGCTGGAACTGCGACGTTAAAAGATCGGCAAGAGATGATCGCATTTCAGGACTTGCGCCCATGCCAGGATTGCCGCCAGCGCCACCCAGCATAGGGTTTAGCTGCGGCATGACAGCGGGTGAGTTTTGGTTAAACTGCCCAATCTGAGCGCCGGGCATTGGCTGGGTAAACTGCGACTCGCCAAGCGGTTTGCTGAATCCACCAAAGCTAGGTTGGCTCTGAAACGGGGTAATCTGGCCGCCCGGCATCGGCTGGGTTGATTGCATTGGCTTGGACTGCATTGGCTTGGCATGATATCTGGCTCCAGCTTGGCCGCCCGGCATAACCGGCAAGCGCTGGTCTGGTTGCTTTGTCTGCCTTGGTTTGGACTGGTTGTAATTTGTTGCAGAAACCGAATCAACGTTTGGGTTTTGGCCGCCGCTTTGTCCGGGTCTTGGAATGTTAAAAACTGGCATTATCGCATCCTCGTATTAATTAGTTGATTGAAATTTCCACCGCTGTTGTCGATCATTCCTCGCAGCATTTCGATCTGCTCCTCAAGGCTCGAACCTTGATTTGGGTTGATCGGCGGTTCCATCTGCCCAACCTGTGCGCCGGGCAGCGGTTGGGTGAATTCTTGCGGCTGGGGCATGCCTTGCGCACCTTCTTGCTTGTTGACGCCGTAGCGCTCGCCAACATTGCCCATTACGCCGCCAGCAATGTCCTTTAAAAAATCAGGCATCGGCGCACGCTGTGAGTCCTGCATTCCGAGGCTGAACATACGATCAGACATGGCTTGCATTTGCGGCGAAAGGCCGGTAGTCTGCGTATCGCCATTCCAAACCGTTTGGCCGAATGGCGTAAACTGGTCAGTTCTGTTTGCATCCTTGTCCGCTTGAATAATTGCGATCGGATCAGGTACGTCTATGTCGCGTGCTTTTGGCTTACCCATCGGCATTCATCCTTTATCATTCCGTAGATTATTAAATCAGAATCGGGCAATCCGTTCCGAATCGTGCCTTCGTACTGGAAGCCTAACCGCTCTAAATATGGCTCCATTTGAAAATCATTTGAATCATTGATGCTGGTCATTCGAGCACAGCCGCACGTTACAAAAACAAAGTCACATAGCGCCCGAATCCAGCGCCGTGTCATCTTTTTTGCGATGATGTGGACTTCGATATTCGTGCCGTTAAAATTATCGAAAGCAGCCAAAGCCACGAGCTTTCCGTCGATCTCGTCGCCGATGAACTTAGCTTTGTCGGTTAGATGAAAGCCCCACGAGCGCATAGCCTCGCGATAGTCTCCACCAACCAGCATCAGAATCGACCGGTTAAGGTTTCAATCTGCGTTTGTTCAGCTTCGGCCATGTCTCTGCCAGCCTTCGCTTGTTTGACGCCAATACCTGCCGCACGTTCTGCCTGCGTTATCGGGTCAAGCTGAAACTGAGCTTCTTGGAGCTGCTGTTGTAGCATCTGATTCTGTCCGCTCACTTCTTGAACCTGCTGCTCCATTCCTTGCAGCGCTTCTTGCAGCTGGCCAAGCTGCTGCATGGTGTCCGGCAATGCCGTTATTCCATCTTCAAGGATGGAGCCTTGACGGAATAGATTAGTTCCGAATTTAAGCATTCCGTTAAACATGTCTGCCGGTAGTGCGCCTGCTTGAACCGCTGGCATGTGCTGGCCGATAATCTCACCCATCACGCGAATTAGCTCAATGCCTTGCTGACGCTGCTCTGCATCGTCCTCGAAGGTGGTATCAGCCGTTTCCACGTCAATCATGTAATCGCGGCCAATTTCATTTTTGAGCGCGGCCAACTGCTCCGGTTCTAACTGGACGCCAGACGATGCAAAAAACGATTCGTCGGTGTAGTGCTCCGAAATGATTTCAGCGATTATCCGGTAGCTGTCACGCCAGTATCTGCGCAGCTCGTTGATCTTTTCCGACAGCCTTACCTGAAAATGCTTGTCTTTAATCGCCTGTGCAGTGGCAGTTTCAGACGCTTTGGAAGCGCCGCGCACAATGTCGGAAATGCCCTGCAATTCGTAAATGATCGCCTTTTCGTCCTCGCGCTGCTGACGCAAACTCATCAGAGTCTCGACCTTGTTGCGCATATCCAGCGGCACGACGACATTGCTCGTACTGTTGCCGTTCAGCTTTTCGAGCATATTCTCAATACCAACATACTTCCCGTCTGGCGCATTTTCTAGCTGAGCCAAATCTTCAAAAGCACTGGCATCATAAAAGCCCATATCCTTAACTGATCTAGTCAGCGAATTAATGCGCCTGGTCAAATCTTGGATATTATTGTGCTGCTCCGAAATGTAGACGAAATCTGGTCGCGGCGTGATTTTCCCAGACTGCACGTTCATCATCAGCGGACGCGGACATGGATAAAAGCCTTCGATACCAAGCGGGTCGTCGTGTTCTTCCAGCGGGTCTGAGCAGGCCGGGCTAATGACTATTACTTTGCGGTTCTTTTTGTCCCAAATGTGATGCACCATGTGTCCGCCTTTTTTGTCAGCGTCCGGCGCTTTCTCGTCTTTATTTTTATCGTAGTTATTAAGCCTTTTGCCATAGTCTGCGTAAATCTGGCTTTCTGACTTGACGTAATCAAATGATATCCAATCGACGTCCTCCCATACTACGGCAGGCTCCCAACGGAAACGAAAGTTAGGATGGTATTCTTGCGTGATTGTCTGGCTCTCAATCTCCGGCTCTGTGATCAATTTGCCTTTTTCGTCGCGTTTTTCCTGCTCAACAATCTGCACATCAACAACCTGGCCAAGCTCATCCATAATCGGAACCTCAACAGGCTCCATTACAGGCATTTCTATGATCTTCGGCGCGTACTTGTACCAGACAACGCCTAAGCCACTTGACAGCCATTCGGTCACTGCTCGATGGGCAGGCATTGAGTAATCTTCGGTATCTTGCAAATGGTCGATCGCGCGCTGAATCGCCTTGGCTAATTTAGAGTCGCCGCGGTCTTGGTACGGTCTGCGAACGTCTGGCGCTGGCATCTTACTAAACAATGCGGCGTGCAAAATGTTGACGTTTGCTGTGTAAATCCCAAACACAGTTTTATGATTCTTTTCCTTTTTTTCATAGACCTCGGCAGCGTTTTTGGCCTCCTCACGATAATCCGAATGTTCTTTTTCTTCAGCAGCGATCTTGTCAAGCCATTTTTTGACTGTTTTATTGCTGCTCGTGCTGTAAGTTTTGTCGTACATTATTTAAGCATATCCTTAAGAGTGAGCGGGGCGTTCCATGCCTGATCCAATGTTGGCTGTTTCTTGGCTTCCGTACTTTGCCAAACCTTGTCAATGTATCGGCCAATCAGCCCGCAAGTGTCTACTGCGTCATCGTAACGACCGGCTGGGAACCTCAGTAACTGGCTGATTACACGTTCAGCCCACACGGTATTAGGAAAATGAATACGGCCATTGCTCGCCAGCGCTTGAAATGATCTGGCGTTGGCTAGTTTGTTTTCTATTGCCGGCAGCCATTCAAGCGTGACGTAATCTTTGCGCTCGCGCATCCGGCGTTTAATGTAACCTTCGGTTGCCCGCCTGATCACGCCAGCTTCTGCGATATGGCGGCTAGGTTTGAAAAATTTAACCATGTCGAGCATTTCCTCACACCAATCGAGCTGGTCAACTCGTCCAGACCACCAGCCTACACAATACAAGTGCTCGGACGGCAGCATCGACCAAGCTGCAATTTCGGTGTAATCGCGATCATCTGGCGTAACTGCATAATCTGCGGATAGGTAAATATTTCCCTGCTTAATTTTGTCCGCAATCTGGCTGGCCGGGTATTGAGACTGATCGAACCATTCGCGGAGAAAGTGTATACCTTCATCAGCCGTTGGCGACTGCTGGTACAGGCTGTTCCACGATCTTGCGTTTACCTTGAACTTGTCGAAAAAGCCGGGCGGGAACCACTCTGGCCAGATATGCTCGCCAATCTCACGGCCAAGAGGATCATCCTCGCGTGTGCATTCCGCTTCGATTGACAAGACGAGCCAATAACGCCCATCGTTGCCCTTGATTATTCCAGACTCGCCGGCGTAATCAGCCGGTAATATGCGCCCCGGAGGATCATCCTCGTGCCAGCGGGTTTGCACGCCAAGTTCCCAGCCGCCAGGCTTTACACGCCCTAAAAGCGTGTCTCGGTATTCGTCCCATGTTGTGTTGCGGATTTGCGGCGAATCGGCCTCTTTCCGACCAGATACTAGATCGTCCCAAATTAAGCCGTCACAGCGGTTACCATTAATGCCAGACAGTATGCCGCCGCTCATATACTCGGAGGCGTTTTCTAAGCCCCACTCATCTGCCGCGCTCATGTCTCGCCGTATCTGAGTTCCAAACAGACTGTCATAGCCAGTGCTTTTGCAGATTGCGCGGGATTTTCTACCCTGTTTTTTGCACAATGTGCTATTCGGCCCGGCTAGAATAATCTGCGTGCCGGGCACCCGGCCCATTTGAAAAGTCGGCGTCACAACGGAAACGTATGTAGACTTTGCCGATCCTGGCGGCATTAACAGCATGCCTTGTCGGATAGGTTTGCCATCTGGCCCGTTAACTGTGCCGTCGATCACAGACTGAATCATCCGCAACATCATAAAATGATGCTTGGCAAGCGCTGTCTCTACTGGCTTAAACCGTTCCTCATCCTCGTCGGCAGTTAGCGGTGTGCCGGGAATGTCAACATACCGTGCATATTCTGCAAGGTCTTGACGTGCTAAACGGCGGCGGTGTAGCTCACTTGCGGCATTCAGCAATAATTCTTGCGAGTTCTGCGTCACTTAATTCCTCGACTTTTTCTGTTTTGATCGCGCCGCCATCTGCGCCAGTGTGTTCCAATGCGCGTTTTTCCGTGTATTCGCTGGGATGCCGTGAACTCATTTGCTTGGACCAAAGCGGCGCATTAAACTTATCAGCGGTCAGCCCTATTCGGCCATTTCGCTCGAACCATGCTTGTGCTTTCTGCTTCGCGCGCGTTAGCGCTGCGGAAAACTCTGGATATTCTTCTGCCCACTCTGGAAATGTTGAGCGGTGAACGTCACATGCTTCGGCCATTTCGCTAACCCAGCCACCTTCTAGACCGACATTCATAACCACATTACAAAACTCAGATTTATACTTGGTGGGTCGCCCAACTTTGCGTTTTGTGGTTTTCTTTTTAGTGGCCATTAGTCAACCCTCTGCTCAACCTTGCGCAGCCGGTCATCAATACCTGCAACCGTTTCCGTCAGTATTCCGATTTCTCGAAAGATGGCTTTATTGTCTGATGTCGCCTGAGATGCTGTGTAGCGGTCAACCGATAGATCTTCCATTCGTTGCTTGATCGCAGTCTGGTTCGTGGCAATTTCTACGATGTGCTTGCCGTCTACCTTCTGCTCATCTCTCAGCTTCGATTGGCCGTTATACATAAACATCAGCATGATAATGGCTAGGCTTAAACCTAACGAGATCAAGCCCAATAAGAAAGTCTGCAAGTGCCTCTCACTTTGTATCTTGGCGCTCAGGTTGTCAGAGTCACTCATTGCCGAGCCCCCGGATGGCTGATCGGTCAATCTCGCATGACAGCCAGCGGCTCCGATACTCAAGGCCTAACCCAGCAATCTCGCTCCACGTCATCACGGCTGCCGGGATATCTGGCGGCGATAGTGGCTCAGTGAGCGTCGCAGGCACCGGTATAAAACGATCAACCTGAACCTCAACGGTTCGGAGTTCGATTAGCGGTGTCGCGGAACAGCCTGTCAAGATCGGCAGGCACAGAATCGCCAGCGCAATCATCGCCAACCAATGCAGCCTGTAGCCCCTTAATGTCATCATACAATTCCTTTTTGAGCTTCTCGCGCTCATTTACAGCTAATAGTGCGACGGCCTCAGCTTCTTGAATTGCAAGTTTGGCCGCCTTTATGTTACTTTTATTGATCTGCTCAATTGATTCTAGTTGGAGCAGATTGTTTGAGTTGGTCGATTTGCATACCTGTAGCAATATTTCTGCCTTGCCCTGCCTGTCCTGGGCTAGGCCAAGCCGGTATGTCTGGACGCTTGCCGTGGCAACCAGGGCGACGATGACCGCAAGCAGTGCAATTGCGAGTTTTGCAATCAGTGGTGCGGCTGCGCGGCTGACAAGCCCGGTTAGCTTTGCAAATAATTTAATCATTTATTTTAAAAAACCTCTTGACATTGCTGCCAATGTCTGTATACTTATACCTATCGAATCAATACAGATTCAACGGCGCCTCGCGGATTCAGGGGCTGGATAAATAAAATGAATGCTCAAACCTACCTTTCAGAAAATGCAGACTACATGGACGAAACTTCAGCCGCTGCTCTTGAGCACGTTTCAGATGCTCAGTGGGCAGATGTAATGGCCGCTCACCAAGCAACGGTCGGAACTGACCGCCCGGGCATGTCTAGCTTGGTCACAATCACTCGCGAAACCTTAGAAGATTTTGCCAACAGCCGCAGCCGCTGGGCAGAAAAAGGCAAAGCAGAAAACCATTCAAGCTTTATCGTCTACCGCAATTGCCAAGCTGTAAAAGGCCAGCAACGTGTTGACCTGACAATAGTTAATTTAGGCGAACAGCGCTTGGTTATCAAATCTTGACCAATCACCCAAACCGCAGCCGCCGATCCAATTCGGCGGCTAATCCAACTCCTGATCAAATCCGCAAGGCCAGGGCTGATGCTGGCCTTACGCAGACCGCAGCAGCCGAATTAATCTACTGCACGCTCAACGGCTGGCAGCGGTGGGAGGCCGGCAGCCGCCGAATGCACCCAGCATTCTGGGAGTTGTTTCTGATCCGGTCAAGTTAATTTGTGTTGTCGTCGCTGTGACGCTGCCACTGGTACAGGCCGATCACGGCTGTCAGTAGCGCGGTGACCGTTCCATATGCGACATTCGCCGGCGCGGTAATTGCACCAATGTCAGCAAACATAGCGTGGGTTGCGTATGTTATCAGTGCAATTGCCCAAAGCAGCGCAAGGCGACGAACCAGCTTGTACTTTTCAAACAGATCGACAAACCTGCTCATGCTGTGAGTATCATTACCGCAACACGCCGCGCGCGGCTCGGTGTCTGCTTCGACCACTTGCTGTCAAGCGCTTCTGTTGCGGCCAGTTCGTAGTTCCTTGCGTCTATGGCTGCAATCATGCGCTTAAAACTAAGCAGCCCACTAACGCCCATCTGGTAGGCCATATTGATCAGCGCCCGTTGTAGCTGGTCTGGGTACTTGCTCCAATTGGGCAAAGCCACTGACAGCGTGGCCGTAAGAGATTTGATATTGTGCAAAAGCCAGAACTCAGCAACCGGCATGGGTAACTGGCCGCTTTTTGCCTCGTCGATCATAAAGCCGAAGCCGATAGTTAAAAAGCCTTCGGTGTCCTGGTATGCGCTCGGACGCCAGCCCTCATCTTGCTTAAGCTCATTGATTAGCGCATCAACATCCATGATCAGTCAATCATTTCAGCGGTAATTCAGGCGTTAGGCGTTTGAGCGTTATTGTTCCAGCGCAAAAGCTTGGCAATGGGCTGGCTTGTGGCCGCGGATCGCATTCTGGCTCCCAAACATAAATTTGGTAATCAAGCCGGATGATATTGTCTGATAATTTAGTAATTTCTAGCTGGCCAGCCGGTTCACCTAGCGAAAAATTAAACGCAGGAAAAGAGCCTGTAGGCAGATAGATATCGACCACTGACTGACCAAAAATCAGGTTATCGCTAAAAAACCACGCTTGACCAGATCCGTCTGGAGTCTGCGTGAACCACGTCAGATTACCGCCGCCAAGCAATTGAGCGCCATCGCCAACGTCAGTCCAAGTCGTGATAATTAGGCCGTGACCAGATAGGCCAGGCTCGAACCAAATCCCATTGTCTGAGATTTCCAATGCGCTGGCCACAGACATGAGTCCAGCCAGCACCATTGCTGTAATAATTTTCATTTTGGGCTCTCCATCGTTGATTCGGGGTCTAAAATTGAACCATACAGGTTCTGATCATCCCACAGTGCCAAGCCTTTGTCAATAGCATTTATTGCGTCAATAATGGAGCCGCCAGAACGTGAAGCT